AAAGTCCTCGAGATCACCGAGTTCGATGGCAAACCACGTATCGGCCTCAAGAAACTGGCTTCACGTAAGCAACGGTCGATCCTTAAATGGGAAACGACCGATACCAAACAACCGGGCATTACCCAGATTACGCCCCAGGGCGGCATCATTAACATTCCCCGTGAAAAGTTGGTCTATATCATCAACGAACGCGAGGGTGAGAACTACGAGGGTATTAGCCTGCTCCGCTTTGCCTATAAGCCATGGAAGATCAAAGACGCCCTTGAAATTATGAACGCTATTGCCCTCGAGCGCATGGCGATTGGCATCCCAGTTGTTAGCAAGGGTGATAATGGTGGCACTACCGACGAGGGCGAACTGCGTAACCTTCGCGACGCCCTGCGAAACATCCGCGCTAACGAAGAAGCCTACCTTGAAATCCCTGCCTCGGTGACGATCGGGATGCTCGATATGAAAGCCCAGTCCACCAAAGACGTCATGCCAACGATTGAACACCAAGACAAGCAAATTACCCTGTCTGTCCTAGCCCAGTTCTTGATGCTTGGTCAAACCGGTGGTTCGGGTAGCCGTGCCGTCTCGGCCGACCACTCGGCACTGTTTGTCAAATCACTCGAGGCAGTGGCTCGCACCATTCAACAACCACTGCAAGAGGACGTGGTTAATTACCTGGTTGATCTGAATTACTCCAACCTGCAAAACGGCTATCCGAAACTGACCTTCTCCGAACTATCTGATGATGACGTCTCACTACTGTCCAACGGTGTGGCCGCTCTGATGACCGCCGGGGCACTGACCGCCGATGCTAACGTCGAGAATCGCCTGCGTACTGTGCTTGACCTGCCTGAAATGAGCGACGACATGTACAAGAACTACGAAAAGAATAAAGAGAAACTGGCTAACCCAATCGCGCCGCCAAACACCACCACGAATGATGACATCGCTAATCAACCAAACGCCGACGTCCAAGATGGTACTGACACGCTTGCCAAAGATGACAAGACGACCGCCAGCCTCATTGATGACGCTCGGGTTATGCAGCAAAAACTGATTGCCCACATCTTCGAGAGCTAACCATGAACGATATGGAAAAAGAAGCGATCCGTCTTAGCTCGCTGATTCGTGCCAGTGAGGACTGGTCGAAAGAGTACGCCAAAGATCCCGTCACCCATGCCAAACTGATTAAGCTCGAATCACAATGGGAATGGGCGCTGCGTAAACTGTTTAAACGGATGGCCGATAAGGCTGGCACGTTCTTTAGTGCCTACCAGTACAGCGCGCAAGTGACGGCTGACTTTAACGTCGACGTCATTGTGACCGATGACAACATGGACGAATGGAATGGCGAAATGATGAAAGTGTCGCTCGAGGTCGTTACCGAGCTAATTGCGACCGGCGCACTGGCGGGTCAAACTATCTATGGCCGACCGCTGGGGCTATCCTCAACCGATGAGCTGATTCAAAAGCTTGGTATGGATCGTGTGGCGGCCCTCGTTGGTAAACGTGTCCTACCCGATGGCAGTATTGTCGACAACCCCCGACCCGAGTATAACGTTACCGAAACGATTCGCCGCGACATCGCTCAGGCTATCAAGAATAGCCTCGCCCTGCATGAAAACCTCCAAGACGCTACCGATCGGGTGGCGAACGTCATCAATAACCGAACACGGGCATCAACCATCGCCCAAACCGAGGGCATCAACGCTTACCAGGCAGGATTGCGCCAGTTTGCCCTGAGTGCGAAGATGGTGGGCAAGGAATGGCAGGACGTTGGCGCAAAGGATAAATGCGCCGAGTTTTCAGCGCTGGGTATCGTTCCGATCAACTATTCCTATGATGGCGTCGACAGTCCAACCGCCCACCCGCACTGTCGCTGCGGTATGCGCTACGTCAGCGCCTCCGAACGCCCCGACCTCGCCGAAGATTAAGCTATTTACAAATCACAGTATGTTAAGGATAATAAGCCCATGACACAACCAATGGTTGCAAAAACAAACATGACCGATTCACTCGTTCGTACCGCCCGTATTATCACGGCGGATGCCAACGGTGAGCTACCAACACGCATTATGCTCGTGCAAGCCGGTAATTGGCCGGATAGCGTTAAAGGCAACCTTGAAATCACTACCGCCGACCTTCATCAAATGAAGATGAACTTTGACAGTGGCCTGGCTCGTCCAGGTCAGGGTATTGGCTTACCGATTGACTTCTCTCACAATGAGTGGGATCAAGCCGGTGCCTGGATCAACAACCTCGAAGTCGATGGCGATGCTCTCTATTCGGTTGATACGGAATGGACAGACGCCGGTAAACAAGCCATCAATGGTGGCATGTTCAAGTGCATCAGTCCCTCATTTTACCCTCGTGGTCGCGGTGGTTGGGCTGATCCCGAAGACCTCACTAAGACGTTCGACAACGTACTCGTCGGCGCAGGATTCACCAACATCCCTTTTTTCAAGCAATTATCTCCCGTGAAAGCATCAACTTTGCCAGATTCTGGCGGAGGTGATAATATCATCTACATAAATCAAAGCGTAAACGCAAAGGAAAACACAGACATGACAATCGACGAACTACGTGTCAAAGACGCAGCCAGTCTCACAGCTGACGAAAAAGCTTTCATTGAAGCTAACCAGTCAGAACTATCAGCTGACGAAAAGACCAAGTTTGGCCTCGTAACCGCAGCCGTTGCACCAGCAGCCGTTGCCGCAACGATCGACCCAGCAGATGCCCAGATTTTAGCCGACATCCGCAGTGGTAAAGCTAAAGTTGTCAGCGCTGACCAAGCGGTTGTTGACGCATCAGTCCTCGCCAACCTCCAAGATACAGCCAAGGAATATCAGACAGAGAAAGCTGCCGCTATCGTTGCCTCACACATCGAACGTGGTGCGATTAAAGCTGACCAAGCTGATCGTTGGACAAATCGCCTGTTGGCATCAACCGGTGAGGCTCGAACTGAACTAGAAGCTGACCTTAAATCACTTCCAAGCAACGAAACAATCGGCAAAGAACTCGGCACTGATGCTGATCCAGCTGTCTTCGCCGATACTCGTACCGAAATTGCTACTAAAGCCGGTGAGCTTATCAAAGCCGCCGCTGCCGAGGGTAAAACGCTCGACTACGTAGCCGCCCAAAACCAAGTTCTCGCTAGCGACCCAGACCTCGCCGAGCGTGATCGTAACGCAAACAAGTTTTAATACAGAAACATAAGAAAGGTACAGAACAACTATGGCAACATATAACATCGGCCCATTCATCACTCGCCTTGCAGGTGCAGACCTCAGTGCGAGCAACTTCCGCATCCTCGTGCAGCAAGCAGACCGCACAGTCGTTCTTGCAAACGCAGCGACTCAGAACTTCATCGGCGTCTTGCACTACGGTGCCAAGCAAGGTGGTGAGGTCTCTATCCTCGGTCGTAATGCGGGCGGTACATTCAAGGTCATCGCAGGTGGCACCATCGCTGTCGGTGATGCATTGACATCAGACGCTAACGGTGCAGCCATCACAACCACAACCGCTGGCAACGAAGTCATTGGCTTCGCTCAAGAAGCAGCTGTTGCTGGTCAGGTCATCGAGTATCAACCAGCGTTCCGTAAGTACTAATCAATAAAAACATAGCATAAAAGGAATATAGACAATGCCACTATCAACCACGCAGTATTACGTCGATCCAGCGCTGACACAAATCAGCCTTGCGTACCGAAACGACCCTGACCAGTTCATCTCGGAAGTCGTCGCCCCAGTCATTGAAGTACCAAAAATCACCGGTTGGATCTGGAAATATGGTACAGAGAACCTTAAAAAGCCAACTGATACGACTCGTACCGGCTTTTCTAAGACCAAGATCACTAACTTTAGCCGTACCAAGATGGCTTACGGCCCATTACTAGAACACGACCTTAAGATTCAACTATCTAAAGACGAACTAGAAATGACCGATAGCCCACTTGACGCTCAACGTGACGCCGTGCTTCACCTGAACGAGCAAATGGCGATTGAAAAAGAAATCAACCTGGCAAATACCTTGTCAAACACAAGCCTGTTGACTAACAACGTCAACCTTGGTACTGACAACACGAAACAGTGGAGCACCTACGCTTCATCTCACCCATTCCTCGACATCGTTGCAGGTGTTCAGAAAATGCGTAAGACAGGTTTGAAATCACCTAACACGATCATTATGAGTTCAGACGTTTGGGCGCAGCTCCAAAACCACCCTGACCTACTTGACCGCGTTAAGTTCTCAACACTTGGTGTTCTGACCGAAGAACTGTTTATTACATTGATGAAGCCACAGGGCATCAGCCGCCTAGTCATCGCTAACGCTGTCTACGA